CCCACGTTTATTTTCTGGTCACTATCGTGTTCAAGGTGCACACCTATAATGTTGTTCTTGGTGTCCAAGATAGGGGCTCCAGAGCTTCCGCTCATGGTGCTCGCTGCATAATTTATGTGCCAGGGTTTAACCGGACTCATTTGAATGGAGGCGCTGGAAACACACGGTTTGCCTTCGTAGAATTGGTAAATAGCGATTGGCTCGCGAGGTTGTGCACGCTGCGCGATTTTGGCAATTTTCATCCCTAGTATTGAAAACACAGAGGGTGGAACTTGCATCACTAAGAAGTCTAAGTCGTCGGTTCTTGATGCTGCTATGATCTTTGTGTTCACGCTAGCAAATGCGATTGACTTATCTCCTTTTACCAAATCTATAAGAGAATTCCTATTATAGTCCAAAACATGAAAAGCTGTTAGCATACAATCAAGCCCATACCATTTAATTCTGGAAAATTGGCCGATTATCTTTCCATCCACTTGAAAAGTGGCTTGAAAGTCTGGTACTTTATCAACTTTGTAGAGTTTCGAAGACGACAAAATGGTTTCTTTGACAGTAGATACTATCGGATCCTTATCTCGTTCGACCCGAGTATTATTGCCTGCCAGAAACAGCGTCTGAGCTTGCTTCTGGTCATCAAGATAAACTCTTATGTTATCCTTAGCCTTAACATATACACCGTGTTTGTCAGTGTATAGTTGCGATGTTAATCTTTCTAATAATTTGACCTCCTCTCTGCGTTGATTCAAAATCAAACGTTTCTTATCCCTTCTACGAGCTACAAAGCCGTATATGGTGTTGCGGATAAAAATGAAAGGCCTCAAGGCACAAAAATACATGCAACAATAAGAGCGTGCAATTGCGCGACCAAGGGGACGTAAAGGATATGCGATTACTCTGCATATCAACTTCGCCAGGCCATACAGGCACTTGAGAGTATACAAAGACGGACGCACGACAAACCAAAACAAGAAAACCACTAAACTCAAGACCAACAGGACTAAGATTCCAGTGCCCTTCCAGGTCGAGAGCAATCTATGTATCGGATGCTCTAAGAAATCAATCACGTCTAGCACTACTGCTCTGGCGTGTTGGAAGAAGAGTTTAAACTCAAATTCCTCCTTTGAAATCCAATTCGCAAACCTGTGGATGCTCTCAAAACCCATCTTAATTTCGTTGACGCCCTCTCGGACCTCACTAATTAAAGAGGATGGTTGCACGATCTTAAGGTCTTCCTTGATAGTATCTAGGAATGTTGGAGCCTTAGTTTCTTTGGCTTTAGCGCTTGTTAAAGGCGCAGGCACTTCTTCCACTCTTGCGAGTATCGGTTGTGCCTTCGTAGGAAAAACTACGATTGGTTTTGGTTTTGGGGTGGTGTCGACTAACTTTTCATTCACGACTCCTTTGAAGAATCGGAATCGCTCAGGCGAACACTTTAGGAAATCTACTCCTAGTGTTCTATCGGGGTTCCAAATACCACATGCTGCTTCTATACCGTTGTTACGGGAAGCGGGGGTATCAGGACCACAACCGAAGCTCGGAAACATAACCAAGTGACAATAATTCATCACTATTGGTTTGAACCGATAGTTAGGGTTTTGTACAGTCCCTGTGACTGTAACCAGCTGTTGGGGTTCATATAATGATTGAGCAGTGGCAACTATAAAAATTAATAGAGTACCAAAGACAACCTTTACAATTTTCT